CAAGCCGTGCGAGCGCACATACATCGTGCGGTTAAACAGACTTTCGAGCGTCTGCTGCGGCGTTCCCTCGCTCAACAGCATCGCGGCGATATCGACCCACGTATTGTTGTCACTGATCTCTTGACGGAATGCCGCCTCGCGCTGCGCCGCTATCCAAGCGTTGGTCATCTCGTTGCTCCCCGTTCATGACAAAGGCTGGTCTAACACTCGCGTGCTCCCTCAGCACTGGGAATAGGACGGTGCTGCGCCTACTAGACCAGCCCATGTCATGAACGTCACCTGTTGCGATTGTTCATGCTGTACGTTGCCCACCGCAGATTATGTCTACAGTTGTTAAGGGTGTCAAGGTAGTCGATATGGTCGACCAGCACATGCTCGGGCGTCGGGGGCGCGATGCCCGTGCGCTTCATGATCTCGACGTGGAGGTAGACCGCTTCGCAGCGTTGGCGCCCATAGCCTTCTGCGTAGACGTCCCTCGTTCTCTTGAGGTAAGGCTTCCTCCCCGGACGCCGCAGGATGCTCCAGCACCACTGCGATGCCCACGGGTAGTCGATAGGGTCGACCAATCCCCAGATGGACAACGCCGCGTCGCCATAGATGCGCTGTGGCGTGTCCTCGATTGGCCAGGCCTCAAGGTCGAACGGATCACAGCTTAACTTCTGCAACGCAGATTGTGTCATTGTGTGCCCCACCATGCGCTACCAGGAGGATTTCTAACAGATGATAGCCGCGTCCTTTCCCCATGCCACACGAGTTCCAGCCAAAGGACAGCACAACACCGTTGACAGCCATGCACTCATCCAGGGCGTCGCGCGCTTCCTTGTACAGCCGTCCGTTCTGCGTCTCTCGCGTGCCGCAAGACGCGCCGATAGTCTTGTAGAGCTCGGATATTTGTCTGGGCGAATAAGGCGGGTCGAATATTCCGAGGTCACAGCGCACGTTTTCAAGCGCCAGGGCGCGCAAAAACTGCGCTGCGTCTTGGTGACTGCGCGCCTTAGTCGCCGGATCAAGGTCGTTTGTGTAGGTGAACCCCTCGTTATTTCGCGCGAAGGGGTCCACGCTGCACCTGGACACTGCAAAATACCGCTGCACGAACGCGGTTATAGGTGGAATTGAGAACGTGTCGCCGCTAGGCATGGCGAACACTCTGTTAAAAATCATTTGCGCTTGAACCTCCCGATGGTCTCATAGCTCCCCCGCGGCAAGTCGCTATCGAGGCACACCTGCTTGCAGCGGTAGTTGCAGTGCCTGTTGTGCAGATTGCACCAGTCGGGGTGTAACGACTGCGGGACGGGAATGGCTTCATCGAGCGACCCCAACCAGTTCAACAGGCCGATGGCAGCTGAACGCAGCATCAAGCGACAGAAAACCCTTATCGTCAGCATTTGATATCTCCAAAATTATCGATCAGGCGTCGCCTCCCCGTCACACCATCCAAAACCAAAGGGCTGGTGATATCTGGCGCAGTTCGTATCCTTCGAACATCCGTTTCACGTGGAGTAGTTGCTTTGGGCTCAACGCGGCCAGATTGCAGTACAGTGTTGGTTTTCGATACATCTTTAGCCTCCCCGATGGTCAACAGAATTTTAGCTTGATCTTTCGACCACGGCGCGGATCGTCCCTTCTCCCAGTTCCACACCGTGACCGTCGACACGTCGCAGAGTGACGCGACTTGCGCTTGTGTCAAGCCACGCGCCTTGCGCCGCTCGCGTAGCTCGGTGGCGAATTTAGTATCGCGCATGATCGCCCCTTTCTTTGGTTTCACGGATCGCGCGCTGTAAGCTTTCTCGGTCCTTAAACGTGCGAACCAAGAGGCTCTTGAAGAAAGCAGCGGCCTCCCCTGGATCGGTCGTATCAGGGTAGGTGCCGTGCGACATGAGCGCTGCGCCGTGTACTAAGGCGAGATAGCCGCGCCAATGCTTGCCGTCGAAACGGCGCCGCACGACGCGAAAAGTCTCGCCTAGGTGCTCCACTGTCGCCAGCGCGCGGGCGCGGCTGTAATCTTCAGGCATTTGGGTCCCCCGTCGATATGATGCGATACGCCGCGGCCACGCTGTCAGCTGCCTTAGCGATCAACAGCCGCTCGCCTTCGGTTAAGGTCGCCCCGCACGTAGCGATTGCTCGCAATTCGCGGGCATGCTCTTCGAGCTTTCGAGACACAGCGGGCAGACGGTTCATTGCCATGGCAACATCTCCCGGAGGTACAGCACTGCAAGTGGCACGATGAAGATGGAAAAGTAGAGCAACAGCCCCAGGACGGCGCACATGACGTCTAGCCGCTGTTCAAGTTCATGCTCGCGGATTGCCCTGCGGTACTGCGCTTGCAGGTGCGGCGCGTGGCGTAGCTTGTCGGCGCGGTTCACGGCGACACTCCACGCTGTTCGTGCAAATCCACTGTGTGGGTTACTTGTGCGTCGCAGTCTTTAACTGTGAACACAGTTGCCCAAGTGCCTTCATGCTGCGCTTGTCGCGCCATCTCCGCGGCCTCTTCCGGTGTGTCCGCTTCTATGTCGATTTCCCAGATGCAAATGTAGCGCTTCATAGTCCTTCCTCCTGTTCGACTTGGTTGCCGTCACTAGCGTGCACGCGACACGCCAGGAAGAGCAATCAGGCTACTTTCGCTTTACGCCGCGAGAAAGTGATTTCGTCCTTATCGAAAGGCATATCTCCGCCATCTGGCCTGCGAATGAACCAGTCGAAATCATGCTGGAACACGCTGTAGCCCAAACCAAATTGACGCGCGGCTTGGTTCATCTTGCGCTTCGTGGTCACCGTGCGCCACCCGCCAGTGCGTAGCGTTATTGTGTCTGCATCCCACTCCACAATCCGAGTGCGCACGTAGCTAACACCGCCCGTGTCGCCGCAGGTGTCCCATAACGTGCGGTAGTTAGAAAGTCGATCCATACTTGGCATATCCTTTGATCCTTCCGGTTTCGTTCCCCTCGTTTGATTGGTGTGGATTAGCGCGCTGTCAGAAATTCCAGCAGCGCGCGCCACGTTCCGCTGCGATCCGGCGGGCTTCCACCTTGCCCGACACAACGATTTCTTCGCAAGGCGTGCCGAAACGCGGCGCCGGGCTGTTGCTGATAACGACGACTTTCCGGTGCGTGGTGGCGTAGTAATGAGCGTACATGGCGTTGGTCCTTTCTGTGCTCCGATGTACGCACTATAACACGTGTAGCAGCGGTGTCAACAGTTTTTATATAAAAAGTTATAGGCCATGGCGTTTATTATAGTCGAACAGAGTTTCGCCAGGTAAGGCGTCGGGGTGCACTTCGGCTGACATGGTTTTAGCGCGCTCGTCTTTGGCTTTCAGTTCGGCCGATTTGGCCGCACGCGCTTCGATGTATGCCTGCGAGCGGAGCACGTCATCACTCCAAGGGACTTGCACGGTCTCGCCGAACTCGTTCTCAGCCATGCATGGCCCTAGCAAGTTGTCGGGGTGTATGTCTCGCTTTACCCACAGCGCGGCTTTGTACATCGATTTGCGGTATAGATCGGGGTAGTTCTTTTGCACCACTGGCTTGGCCGAGACCGCAGCTGCGTTGCCGCTTGTATCGTACTTGGCAGGGACTGGCTGCTTTCCCTTTTCCCACCTGTTGATGGTCTCTCGCGAGACGCCAAGGTGCTGTGCCATGCCTGCTTGCGAGAAGCCAAGCTTGTTGCGCCACGCTATGAAGTCGAACGGTCCCATGATCCATGTCCTTTTTTAGTGTCATACAGTGACAACACCATCACACGGATTATCGTTATATTTCAACGGTATTTTTTATCACAATCACGTGACATGTCACACATTAAAAACCGTCGTCTTAGCGTCTCAAATGCTGTTTTTAGCTTAAAAGCTTACGCAGCGGGTCGCTCGCCCTCGGTGGCGGAGGTACCTAGGTGCTAGTTTTTAGCTAGAAATCTGTCTAGCAATAGTATCCCGCTGGGAAATAGCGCCTTGGAAATTAGATGTGACAGTGACGCATGTGATGTGACACGACAATTTTTTCCTAAGTCCTATTTTCCAGAGTGGATAGTTAGATAGTAATACTACAACTATAATAAATTGGTATTGTAAGTTATTGTAATGTTTAGGCATTTAAACAATCCCACCCCCCTGGCTAGCTTCCGCCTAGTTATAACTGTAAACCATTGATATCATTGGTGTTTAAACTAGAACCTAAGAACTTACACGCGACACTTAAGCCTCCACAACCTCCGCGCGTTACCCCATTAAGGCATTGATACTATTAAGGATTTAAGGTTCTTAGCTAAGAACTTGGGATAGCGGGGGCCGAGGCGGGGCTTGGAAAAATTTCGTCACCCGAATTCCGAGGTGCAGATTTTTGGGAAATCGCTTGACAAACTTAAATTATTAGGCGAAAATTTTTAAAAATAGGAGTTTGCCCATGCCCTTATGTTCGAAATGCAAAGTTGTCGAAGTCGTGCGGGCCGGATATTGCGCAGCGTGCATGCGCCGCTACATGCGAGAGTACATGCGGGCGCACGCCAACGACCCCGGTGTGCGCGAGAAGGCGCGCGAGCGGCAGGCGAGGTGGAGAGCCGCGAACCCAGATTACAATCAAAAGCACCGCGAGAAAAACGCCGCACGCTACCAGCGTCGGTCGAGAGAGAAACGTCTGGCAAAATATGGGCTGACTGCGGAGCAGTACGAGCAAAGGCTGGTGCAGCAACATGGGCGCTGCGCGATTTGCGGGATCATCCCTGACGGCTGGATGCTCGCGGTGGACCACGACCATGAAACGGGGCGCGTGCGAGGACTTCTATGTGGGATGTGCAATCAAGGACTTGGCATGTTCGAAGACGCGGTCGAATTTTTAGAAAGGGCGATCGCGTATTTAAAGGCATAAAAAAAAGACCCCGCACCGCGGGGCCAAGGACTAGGGAGGAACCCTGGGGTCTGGTTAGGACCCCGACGCCGCAGCCTGCGCTGGATCGATCGGCTTGGCAACGGTTTTCTGCGGTGGCAGCGTTTCGTCATCTACCATGGCCGGCACTGGCGGATCGCGATCGCTGCCGACCGGCGCCCATGGCTGCGCGACGTCTGATTGCACTTGGCTGTCTTCCACGTCGCGCTTCGCGGCTTGCTCGTCATGACGCTTGAGCACCTGCCGCTGTTCGTCGAGCGCTTCCTGCTTCGCCGTGACCGCAGCTTCTTCCCGCTCGCGGTGCTGCTTCATCGTTTCACCCGAGGCAACGCCGATCGCACGGTTCGCGTCGAGTTCTGCCTTGGCAGCCGCGGGGTCCGGGTGTTGCGCTGCCTGCGCGTCGTGCCAGTCCGACCCGAGAGGCGTAGCATTGCCGACGCCGGTTTGTGCTGGCGCATCGTTCGGTTGTGGCGTGTCCACACCTGGCAGCTTCGGGTGGTTCTGGATATTCTTCACGCCGCCATCTGGATAGAAGAACACGGTGGACACTTTGCCGTTGGCGGTGATCCGCAGCCACTGCGTCGTCTCGTTCGACTTCGGGTCGTCGGGATCGACACCGGGAGGAAGCGGGTGGCGACCGATGGCCAGCTGCACGCTGGTGAAGGCGTCGGTGATTTCCTGTTCTTTGATCGAAAACATTTTGGAGATCTCCTGTTGTAGTACAGTTGACAAGCTTGACACACCTAGCATACAGTGTGCGCAACGATAACGCGAGAGGGACCATGTCAGTTCGATCCCACGTCTTCACGAATTCGTCCTCGATCCTCTCCGCGACGTGGGACGACGACAGCAACGAGCTGACGATCGTCTTCAAGTCGGGTCGGTCTTACATCTACGAGAATGTGCCTGAGACGGTGTGGGACGGCTTTACATCGGCCGGCTCCGCAGGGCAGTATTTCCACCAGAACATCCGAGAGGTTTATTCGTGATCGAACCCTATCGCTACAACCCGCACGCCCCCTCGCACGTCAATCAGCAGGCGCGGGAGGAAGCGAAGAAGCGCGGCGAGGACGTCACGGGCGAGGACGCCAAGCAGACGCAGGACGAGGAAGGCGCGCTCGGCTCGCGGACGACCAACCCCGCGCCCTTTGGAGCACGAGGATGAAAGGCAGTAAGCCAAAGAAGATGCCGTTCAACCGGGGACAGCAGGGCACGGCGCCCGGGGGCACCCCGACCAAGTCGCCCAAGGCGAAGTCGGCGAGTGGCGGCAAGGGCCGCGGGGCGAAGCGCGGGAGATAGCAGATGGGCAGCAGCTATTTCGGTTCGGCGATTGCGCGAGAAGAGCGTATCGCCCGTGAACAGCAGCAACGGTTGGACGCTGAAGCGCAACTTTCAAAGGCGAGGACAGCCTTGGCGGCAAAGATTGTTATGGCTGTTGTTGACCGCATCATTCTCGAAATAGTTCGCCCCGGCCCAAAACCAGAAGAACGCGAATGCTACGAGATGGCCGGCGAGATGCGGGCGGCCATCCCTGAGCTGGAGAAACTTGCGAAAGACATTATCGACGTCGAAGATGGCGTTGGTTGATGCTCCCTTCCGATCTCACGGACAAAGAGCGTCTGATTGCCCAGCTGGCCCAGGACCACCGGCTGGCGCATCAGACGCTCTTTGGGCACCGCCACCCGCAGGAGACGCCGCCTTTCCATTACGAGATGATCGATGACCTTCACGGAGACGAGAAGCGAATTATCGAGCTGGCGTTTCGTGGCGCCGGAAAATCGACGATCGCTGAAGAGTACGTCTGCCTATCGGCTTGTTTCGCACGGTTCAGGAATTTCATCATTGTGGGTGAAAGTTCGACGCGGGCCTGCGAGCGGTTGGCGGCTATTAAGCACGAGATCGATTTCAACGAATGGATCGGGTATCTGTTCGGAAGTCTTCACGGACCGGTATGGAACGAGGATAAAGTTGTCCTCACGAATGGCTGCGTTATTCAAGCATTTGGACGCCTGCAATCTCTCCGCGGGACGAAGCATGACGATGTACGGCCGGATGGAGCGTTGATCGATGACGTCGAAGACGAAGAAAGTGTCGAGACGCCTCAAGGCCGGGACAAGGTCCAGCGATGGATCATGCGAACGTTACTGCCCGCGCTGGCTCCTGGAGCCAAGGTGCGAATGCTTGCAAACCTTCTTGACCCGGACTGCCTTGCTGTTCGTCTCCGTAAGACCGGCAGCTGGGTTGTCCGAGAGTACCCCTGGGAATTCATTCGCAAGGCTGACAATGTCCGCTGCGCAACGTGGCCGTCGCGGTTCTCGCTGAAGCACATTGATCAGACGCGAGCCGAGTACGAGGCTGCCGGCATGGTCAACGAGTACATGCAGGAGTACATGGTGCAGGCAGTCGACCCCTCGACGCGCGTGTTCACGCAGGCCACGTTCAAGGTAGTGCTGCGCGTGCGGACATGGGAGCCGTGCTATGCGATGTACGACCCGGCGCGCACGGTCAAGCGGACGTCGTCTCTCACCGGCAAGGTGGTGTTCTCATGGGTAGGGCAGAAGCTGATCGTGTGGGAGGCAGACGGGCAGGCATGGATGCCCGACCAAATTATCAACGATGTTTTCCAGACGGCTCAGACATATGCGCCTATCAAGATTGGTGTCGAGAAAGAAGGGCTCGAAGAATTTCTCTTGCAGCCTTTAAGAGCGGAGATGACACTCCGACGATCTATTATCCCTGTAGTTGCGATGCCTGCGCCTGTCGGCAAGCTGGAATTCATCCGATCTTTGCAGCCCTTCTTTTTAAGCGGCCTGATCGAGTTTGCGAAGGACGTCCCCGTTCTCTTCCAGCAACTGCTATCGTATCCAACTGGAAAGAATGACGTCGCCAATGCGCTAGCCTACGCGCTGCGCATGCGGCCCGGCCTTCCGATCTACGACAACTTCGGGTTCAAGAATGTCCAAGAAGACGTCGAGCTGCTACGTGGAGCCGATTGCGTGCTTTCGGTTAATGCTTCCAGACAGTACACAGCTGCTGTTCTGTTTCAACGTCGAGGGGGGATCGTGTTTGTACTCCGCGACTGGCTGGCCGAAGGTGATCCCGGCGCCACTCTTCCCGCACTGGCGGGAGATATCCGCCTAGCCTCGTTAGGAGAAACGACCCATGCCTACGCCCCGTCCCGACATTTCGTTGGTCTCGACAGCATCGGACTACAGCCAGCAGCTCGAAGAGCTAAACTGCGCATTAGCCAAGGCGGCGCGGAACCTGCTGGGAGGGATGAACTGCGAAATCTTATCGACAGGACGGTGGGAAATTTCCCTGCTCTTCTCGTGTCAACACGAGCCCGGTGGACCCTTAACGCATTGGCGGGCGGTTATGCCCGCGCCGTGGGGGATACAGGACGAGTTACTGAAATCGCCGACGATGGACCCTACAAAGTCCTAATGGAAGGGCTGGAAAGCACTATTGCCGTGGCGGCTGGTTCGGGCGATAGTGCCGGCGAAGGCAATTACGCGGTCGACCCGCAGGGTCGGCGGTATTTGTCAGCGCGGGCACAGCACCATGGCGGACGATGACGCTTCGGTAGAACGCAAGAAAGACGCGGCTTCTGAAGACAGCGAGTGGGGGGAGCGGGACGAAGAGCTGTGCCGCGACGAAGACATTCGCGAGCAGGTGCTTGACGCGATGAAGACGACTGCGACCGCGTTTCGCGGGCAGTGGGACCGGGGCAACGATCAGCTAGACTATTGGGACTGCTACAACTGCCAGCTTACCGGGCGGCAGAACTACGCAGGCAACGCACAGATTTTCGTCCCCATCGTCAAGACGGCGGTCGACGCGCGGCGCACCCGCTTCGTCAACCAGATGTTCCCCCGCTCCGGTCGCAACGTAGACGTCATCACGTCTGACGAGAAGCCCTGGGAGCTTATGGCGCTGCTCGAATACTACATTCGTCGGACGCGGCTGCGCACCCAGGCGGCGCCGGCCGTGTGCAAGAATGGCGACGTCGAAGGGCAGTACAATCTCTATGTGACGTGGGCTGACAGCACGCGATACATTGCCTACAAGAAGCCTACGGCGATCGAGATCGACGGAGAAGAGATTGAGAACGATGACCCCGATCTTGACACCGATGACGAGTACGACGTTGTCGAGGAAGAGCTGAAAAGTCAGCACCCGATCGTCGAAGTTCTTGCCGACGCAGACGTGGTCGTGTTTCCGGCGACGGCGAACAGCGTTGAGCACGCCTTGGCGCAGGGCGGCGGCGGGGCGATCATCCGGCGGTGGACCAAGGAGAAGGTCCGCCAGATGATTGATGACAAAGAGATCGACGATGAAGCCGGCGAGACCATCCTTGAGGAAATGAAGAAGGCGCTCGATCCGAACAATCCCGACGTCGTGAAGAAGCACGTTGACGCGGCGGGCATCACGCTGAGCGAAGGGCAGGCGCTGCTGATCGGGTACGAGGTTTGGATACATCTGAAGAAGGGCGACGAGAAGCGCATTTGTCGCATCTACTTTGCCGGCGGTGAGCGCGATACGATCCTGTCGGTCAAGCGCAACCCGTACTGGTGTGATCGCGTACCGCTGATCTCGGCGCCGCAGGACAAGATCGCGGGGGTGTTCAAGGGTCTCGCGCCGGTCAAGTTCGTCGCCGATATGCAGTACGCGGCGAACGATGCTGTCAACATGGGCTGGGACAGCGCGAGCTACGGCCTGCTGCCCATCGTCATGACGGACCCCAGCAAGAACCCTCGCGTGGGATCGATGGTGTTGAACCTCGCGGCGATCTGGCAGACCAGTCCGAACGATACTAAGTTCGCGCAATTCCCGCAGTTGTGGAAGGACGCGCTGTCGCTGGTGGCGTCGACCAAGCAGGAGATTTACCAGGCGTTGTCAGTGACGCCGGCCATGATCGCACAGTCGAGCGGGGGCAAGACGAAGCGCAATCAGGCGGAGATCGCGGCGGAGCAGCAGGCCGAAATTCTGGCGACGGCTGACGCGGTGACCAACATCGAAGATGAAGTCTTTTCGCCCTTGCTGCGGTGGTTCGTCGATCTCGATCACCAATTCCGCGACAAGGCGCTGACGGTGCGGCAGTACGGCGAGCTGGGGTTGAAGGTCAACATGATCGACGTGCCGCCGATCAACTCCGGCACGCGCTACGAGGTTCGATGGTGGGGCATCGACGCGACGCGCTCGGCGCAGCAGATGCAGCAGCAGATCGCCACTATCAACGTGATCCGCGGCATTCCGCCGGACATGATGCCCGGCTACAAGCTTGATCTCGTGCCAGTCATCCAGCAGCTTGTCGAGAACACGTTCGGTGCGCGGCTCGCACCGCAGATATTCAAGGGCATCAAGGACAAATTGTCGATCGACCCGCAGCTAGAGAACAAGATGCTGCTCATGGGGCTGACGTTGCCCGTGCACGAGCTGGACGACGATCAGCAACACATGCTGGCTCACATGGAGGCGATGCAGGAGAGCGGCGACGATCCGACCGGAGCGATCCGCGCGCACATGCTGTTTCATCGCGAGCAGATGAACAAAAAGGCGCAGGTTGCAATGCAGGGCATGCAGGGAACGGGCGCGCCGGGCGCCCCGGGAGGCGCGGGGCCGGGAACGTCGGGGACGCCGCGACCGGGCGCCCAGCCGGGCCAAGCGCGCGGTGGTCAAAATCCGGCTGGTGCAATTCACCAGGATCGGCTACAAGGGCCAGACGTCGCACCGCGGAGATAGCGAGATGCTGCGCATACTTGCAGTGGTTTCAGTCGGCGCCGCACTGGCGTTGGTAGGCGCGATGATCAGCCCCAGGGCGCAGAGTGGTGGCGGGGCGCTCGTTGTGCAGACGTGCGGCGTTCTTCCCCAGGCTTTCACTGCCGGCAGCACGCGATCGCTGACTGTCGACGTTAACGGGAACACCTGCTGATGGCGCGTTTTCTCGGATCAATCTTACTCACACTAGCATTTTTATGCTCTCCTGCGTTAGCGCAGGACGCACTGGTTGTTCAAACGTGTGGATCGTTGCCCCTCGCTTATGCGCCCGGGGCCACGCGTCTCATCACCGTCGACACGACAGGAAAACTTTGCAGCAGCGCCGCCGCAAGCGGTGGGACCAAAGTCACGAGCATAGTAGCGGCCGGTGCCGGTGTTTATACGCCGACCGCCGGCATGAAGATGGTGCAGGTCTACTGCCTTGGCGGCGGTGGCGGAGGGGGCGGTGGCGCACGGCAGGCGGCATCGACTGCAGTCAGTGGCGGTGGTTCCGGTGGCGGTGGTGCCCAGAATTCCGGGTTCTTTACCGCCGCGCAGATCGGCGCATCGCAGAATTACACGGTGGGCGGCGGCGGCACGGCTGGGCTTGCGGCGGCGGCCGATACCACTGCAGGAGGCAACGGCGGTGTTGGAACGGGAACCACGTTTGGCGCAACGCTGCTCTATTGCCCCGCTGGCGGTGGCGGCGGCGGTGGTCAGCTTGCCGCCAACTCAGGCGGCGGTGGCGGCGGAGGCTACGGAGCTGATGGCGGCACCAGTCCGGGAACGACCGGAGGCGCCGCGGGCGGCTTCGGCGCAACAGCCGGCGGTGCGGGTGCGGCAGGCGCGCTGGTTACATCAACTGAGGCGGGCCCTGGCGGATCAGGCAGCACGGCGGCCGGCGCCGCAAATGGTGGGCGAGGCTCTATCTTTGGAGGCTCAGCTGGCGGCACGGGTGGCGGCATTACAGCCGGCAACGCCATGGCGACCGGCGGCACAGGCGGAGCCGCTAGTGGACGAGGCGACGGCACGGGTGTCGCGGGCGGCACAGGCGGGACGACCGGCAACCCCGGCAATCCTGGAAATCCCGGCAACGCAGCAACTCAGCCAATAGGACAAGGCGGATCCGGTGCGGGCGGCGGGGGCAGCCATGCGACCGCCGCCGGTGCGGGCGGCACTGGCGGTCTATGCGGCGGCTCGGGCGGCGGCGGAGGCAGCACGCAGAATGGCGGGACGGCGGGTGCAGGCGGGCAAGGCGGCGGCGGGTGCTTGTGGATTATCGAGTATTTCTGATGTGGCGCACATTTCTGGTGCTGGTCTTCCTGCTTTGTCAGGGGGGGATTGGTAAATCTCAGGCGACCGTCATCGACGCCTCTATCTTTCCGGGATCGGTCGGCGATCAAATCTGGGTATGCACGCTTTCCCTTCCGCCCGGCGGAGGCATTTGCGACGCGCGCAATCTTCCGCCGACCGGGACAATCCCCGCCATGACCATCAATCGATCGGGCGTTACGATCCTTGGCCCCTGCGGTCAATACACTGTAACCGGGAAAATTCTCATCAATACCGTGCGCGCCTTTCGCTGGCAGGGCTGCGGCGAGGATTTCAGCACGGCGGGCACCCGGTTCATGTGGGCCGGCAACGCCACCGACTGCATGTTCCAGTTCACCGCGAGCCGGGGAAGCCTGCTTGAACACTTCTCGACTTGGTCCGACATAACGTTCCCGCTGTCATGCGGGATAGGGCAATCGCCGGGTGCCGGCGGTGTCACGACTAACAACGCTTTCCGTGATTTGATCCTACAGGCCAATCGTCCCGGCGGCCTCGACATCGGCATGCGCTGGTACGGCGCGGGCGGAAACAACGACGCATCGCTGATTGAGCGAGTGCAGGTCAACAATTACGGCACGGCGGCCTATAGCATCGAAAACGCGCAGAGCAAAGCGCACCTGTTTTTGCACTCGCAGTGCAACGGAACGACTGGTTCAAAATACTGCATCACAACAGGCTTGGGCGCAGGGGCAGGCTCTTTCGTTGCCATTAACATGTTGGGCGACAACAACTCGATCGCGGACTTTTTCCTAGGCGCGCCCGACGACACGATCGTCATCACTGGTGGCGACTTTGAGAACTCGGCACGGTTCCTGACGACAACGGCGGCGGCCGGCACGGGATGGCCAGTGCTGGTTCAGGGGGTCCGTATCTCGGCCAACAACTTAGCGCCCGACAACAAGCTGGTCATTTTTCAAATGCGTGGCGGCTTCACGTTCTCAAACAACAACGTTGACGGGGCGCCGGTCGGGGTTACCCCGTTGATCAGCTTTGAGCCAAGCGCGCTGGACAGCGCAGTGATCGCCGATGGCAACTTGATCCGATGGGGCGCGGGTTCTGTGACGGCAGGGGCCAACCCGTTTGTGGGTGTAAACGGGGCTGGCGCTCTGTGGAGAAAGCGTGCTAATATTATCACAGATGGCAATGGCGTGACACAAACAATCCCTGACAACTGAAAGGACCCGGTACATGGCTGATCAACCCACGACCGTAAAGCAGCTCGTCGACAGCGGCCCGGGTACGGTCACGACTTCGATCGGCAGTGCGGCGATCCTCTCGGCGATCGTGTCGCTTGTGACGATGTACGCGCATGGGACGATCGACGTGCAGTCTGCGTCTGCAGCCGTCGGCGTGATCTTCGCGGCGGTCAATAGCTTTTTCTCACACTCGAAGTAGCGGGGGCCGTCTCTAGCAGGAGGCAAGCCATGCAAAACGTCGGTCTGGTGCTGCTGGTGTTTTCGTTTGTGCTGGCAGTGATTGCTGCGTTTATTGGCCCCACCGCTTGGCCCCGGGCGCATCTGGGCTGGCTTGCCTTCGCCTTCTTCGTCGCCGCCGAGTTGTTCGGCGGGTTGACCAAAGTCTTCCATTAGCATGAGCGAGCTGGCCCAGCTTCTGGTTGGACTGGCTCTTTTCGGCAATATGCTGCTGTCTGTCTACACTGTTTGGGCGACAAGGCGGACGCGCAACGCCATCGGCGAATTGGAGAAGAACACTAACAGCATCAAAGATGCTTTGATCGCGAGCACGGCCAAAGCTTCGTTTGCGGAAGGCGTCAAGCAACAAAGGGACAATCCCTCCTAGGCAACGTACATTGCAGCAATGGAAGACAACATGGGAGGCGGCGCCCCTAATTGGGCTGAGATTGCGACGGCTCTCGTCGCGACCACGTCCGCCATATGCGCGGCTGCTTCGCGCTACCTTTACACGCTTCTAGACGCAAAAATAAGCAAGAAGAGTGAAGCGCTTCATCGAAAAATAGACGACCAGCGTACTGAATTGCACAGCAAGATCGACGCGCAGCAGGCAAAGCTGCTCGAAGTGCTGTCCGAAGAGGTTGCTGAGATGCGTACAGCTATCGTTGCTGAAGGACGTTCCTATGGAGACAGTGTCGAGGCTGTGCGCGAGAAAATCGTGCAGGTAGAGCTGTTCATCCGGGATAGCTTCGTTCGGCGTGACGAATTTCAGACAGCAATGCAGCAGCTGAACAACTCTGTGCAGGCGATGCGATCCAGCCAAGAAGCTGCCAACAAGAGCACCGATGAAAAGCTAGAGCGAATTCGGGTGTCTCTTGAGAACAAGATCGAGAAGAACGGACCCCGTTGACTTTTTATATTTTTAGGTCGTATGTTCCCCAAGACTTAGCTTCGCCGGCTTAACCGGCAGATCGCCTCGCTGGCGTAACCAGCAGATCGCGTAGTCCCCGTAAGGGACAGGAGTGCAGGACAATGACCCTCGATCTTCTTCGGAAGTACCTGCTTTCAGGCGTCTCGTTTTCGGGCACTGAAGGCGGCGGTGGATCACCGGACGACGTTCTCGATCCTGATCCCGAAGATGACGAACAAGTCGACGATCCTGCGGGCGATGGTGATCAGGACGACGACAACGAAGATGAACCCGACGAGGGCGATGAAGGCGACGAGGAAGGCGGTGGCGAGCCCGGACCGCAGTCGCGCGGGGGTAACCAATTCAGCCGTCTTCGCGAAACCAATCGAGAGCTTGCGCGACGTGATGCCGAGAACACTCGGCGCCTTGCAGAACTCGAAGAACGTCTCAACCGCGGCCCCCAGCACTTCCAGCCTCAAGAGACCCCGCAGCAGCGCGAAGCCCGCCTGTCTCTGCTCTCTCCCGATGAGCGCTACCAGACGGAGATGCGTGAGTTCACGCAGGGCATGCAGCAGCAGATGCAGCAGCTGCGGCAGCAGACGGCAGCCCAATCTGATCGTGCTCACTTCGCCAGCATCGCTGCGCGCAATCGCGTGGCACAGCGCTACACCGATGAAGTCGAGAAGCGGTTCGCGGATTTTCAGCGACAGGGCGTCTACGTCGAGCGGCACGTCATCCTCAAGAATTTGCTCGGCGAGAAGGTTCTTGCCCAGGCCGAGAAGGGTGAGAAAAAGCGCCCTGCAGAGAACCGGCGCCGGCAAGCAGCTAGGCCGCAGCGCGGGGCATCCGACGCACCGTCTAACAGGCGAGGTCGCGGCGAGCCCGGCAGCGCGGCCGATTACGAAGAGCGTTTCGGGGACGTCCCGATCTAACCTGGCGACGGCAATTGTTCGTCGCCTGAGCTGTGGAGCACAGTGATGGCCACGAATACTGCCTCGCAATTCTCTGGCGACATTACCCCATACATCGCTGCCAAGACGCTTCCGCTCACGCGGCGTCAGCTGGTCGTCTACCAGTTCGGCGACCCGGCTACCCTGCCGAAAGGCATGGGCACCACCTACACCGCCAGCCGCTACATTCGCGTGCCGCTGCCCTTTGCGCCGCTGTCTGAAGGCGTGCCGCCGATTGGGCAGCAGATGACGCTGCAGCAGGTGTCGGCGCAGGCCCAGCAGTGGGGCGACAAGATCACCATCACCGACGTCGCGGAGATGACGATCAAGCATCCGCTGTTCAAGAAGGCGATCGAGCTGGTTGCCCTTCAGATCGGCGAAACGCTGGAGCGCAACACGTTCCTAAACCTGCTAGGCGGCACCCAGATCAACTACGTCAACAGCCGCGGCGCACGGGCGTCGCTCGTGGCTGGCGACGTGATGAACCCGCACGAGATCAACCGCGCTTCGGCAATGCTGATCAATCTCGGCGCCCCGCGCTACATGGGTGATGAAGTCACCGACATGAAGTTGCAGGCCGACGCGGGCGGCGCGAAGGCGTCGAACAACCCTCGCAAGATGCCGCACTACGTCGCCGTCTGCCATCCGTTCGTCGTCGGCGACTTGTCGGAAAACCAGACGATCGTGACGGCATGGTCCTACAGCGACTTGAACCGCCTCTACAACTACGAGGTTGGCGAGTGGCGTGGCATCCGGTTCTGCCAGACCAACATGTGTCCGTTCTTCACTGGCATCGCACAGGTCAATGGCGCGGCGGTCGCTGGCGGCACGTTCGGCGCCGGCACCTACGTCATTCAGGTGACGGGACAGGACACGCAGAACCAGTACGAGAGCCAGATTTATCAGGTGTCCGGCAACGTCGTGTTGCTCGCTAACCAAGCCATTCAGGTGACGCTGCCCTCGACGGCGGGCTTCACCTACAACGTCTACGTCAGCCCGGCGGGCAGCGCCGTGCCGCAGAACCTGGGCCTCTCGACTTCGGGTCCGACGTCTGGTCCGCTCACGGGGCAGGCAACACAGCTGGCAGCGGGGTCTACGGTGGTCATCACAGGCCCCGGCGTGTTTCAGGTGCCGCCGGCCGCGCCGGCCACGGGTGTCACGGTGTATCCGACGTTCATCTTTGGTCGCGGTGCTTACGCGCAGGTCGTGCTCGACAATGTGAAGTTCACTTACCTCAAGGGGGCCGACAAGTCGGATCCGTTAAATCAGCTCCGAGTAGTAGGTTGGAAGAATTTCTACGGCACGTTGATCCAAAATGCCCAATTTTTCATGAGGATAGAGTCAACTTCCGCCTTCAACTCGACGTTCGGATAAGGTATTCAATAGCCGATTTAAGGAAGTCTATCTGATGGAAAAAATGTCCGATGCCCAGATTGCAGGAGTGGCAAAGCAAGCCTCGGACATTTCCTGTTTCGGCGCAGTGGTCGACGTGAAACACGGTCGATCCTCGTCCGTTGGGGTCGGTGCGTCTGCAAATGGCGCACTTTCCTTCTTGCGCGGCGAGCATCTCGTCGTAGGTTCCATAGGGGATACCGAGGCGCCATTTGAGATGGCGGTCGCGCTTCTTTCGCGGATTTTTCTTGTCCCACTGGACGTTGTACTCGCTATGCTTCTTGGGGTTTGCCTTCTGCCATTCGCTCACGCTGGCGATGTTGCAGGCTTTGCATCTCCCCTGGAGGCCGTCGTAGGCGGATTTGTTCTTGTAGAACTCGGTGCGCGGTTTAACCTCTTCGCAGCGGGCGCAGCGCTTGTGGGTCTCGGTGTTGCAAGCCAAGCGGGTCATTTGGTCCATCTCCGTGCTAAAGATGGATCAACGTATCATGCAGGCGCGTAAGGCGCAAGTATACAGGAGGTTGTAATGTCCTACAGACTCACGTACCAGGTGAACATCGACTGGGTCGGGGACGGCATGGGTCCGATGTCATGCAACACGGCGCCTGCGCTGCCGCAGGGTGGTCGGGGCGGCGCACAGACCAAGGAGTTCTCTAACCCGCAGGGTGCCTTCAGCTCGAAAACATTCGCGGCGGGAGATATCACGACCCTGACGAACGCGGTGGCCGCAGCGCTTGTTACGCAGTTCACCGCGGCACAGTCGCAGATACAAGGGTTCGCGACCGGCGGCGGTTGATCCTTTAGCCTGCAGCGGGAGACTGACACATGGCGACCGTTACGCTTGGGACGACCGCGCAGACTTCGTTGACGGCTTTGGCCTTCGGCGGATCGCTCGCGCCGGCCGATATCGCGACGATCGCCAACGCGATCCTCGACGACCAGAACAACATTCATCCGATCTGGCCCGGGGCGTTTGCGCAGACGGGCCTGCTATATGTTCCGAACCGCGGCATTTTGCGGTGCTTGCCGGGAGACTTTGTTGGGGTAGATGCAGCAACGGGATGGCCTATCCTCGTTTCCAAGAATGCGGCTGCGTCCAATCCGCAATGGGTTCACAGCTAGGAGTTCGTCATGTCGAAGAAGGGACCGGAGAACGTGTCGATGGACGTCGACCCGTTGCTGTTGTCGAAGGAAGAGCGCGAGGCGCTCGCTAAGGAAGCGGCTAAGGCGGTCAACGAGGATCGCAAGCAGGCTGCGAGCGACGCCTACTATCAGGAAGAGCTAAAACGACAGCGGCGTCGGCACACTCCTTCCGAACAGTACGTCCGCATCGTTATCGACGCGGCGCCCTACGTGAAGAGCTTCATGCTCGACGGTGAAGTGTTCTACACCGGCTATGAGTACCGGGTCCGCCGTTCTGTCGCGACGGTGCTCAACGAGCAGATGCAGCGGTCGTTCCAGCACCAGGACGAGATCGACGGCCGGTCGAAGTTCGCCCCTTATCGCCGCGCCCAGGGCATGTTCATTGCCCGAGACGGCGCCGTGCATTCCGGTGTAGAGAAGGAGATCGCAGCGTAGGGAAGAAGGAAGGACCAGATGCAAGGACCAATCTCTAAGGCCCCGCCTGCCGGCGGGGACGACGTCGTTACCGCGTACACACTGCAGGTGCAGCTAGACCAGGGCACGCACTTCATACAGCAGACGTTCGTCCGGCGTGACGACCCGATCGCCGTCCATCACCGAGAGGCCGACAAGCTATATGCGGTGATCGAGCGGCAGCAGTGGAAGAAGGATTTGATCAACCTCAGGGACGCTCTCGCGCAAGACGAGAAGATGATGGCGAACTTCGAGGAAGATTTTAACCGGATCGAGGCGGACAGCGTAATCAAGTGGAAGAGTTCAAATCGTAAGGGCGAGCCGAGACTGACACCGCAGGAAGAGACACAGCGCGAGCAGTGCAAGACGAACGCCAAGCGTTGCCGCTCTGAGATCGAGAACAAGAAGGCGCTGCTCGCGAAGCTGGAAAAGAAATTGGCGGAGACGCCCGTCGCCTAGGAGACAGCATGCCCCTGACAGCGGCGCAAATATGCACCATTGCCAGACAAGAAGCTAAATGCCCCGGCTTCACTTCGCAGTCGGGGCAACTTCTTAACGCGGTGTTGCAGGACCTTTGTCAGGACTACGACCTCGACCAGTGTCGAAAGACGTTCAATTTTATGTTTAACTCTGCCGTAGGAAACGGGTCGGGTCCGTACACGCTTCCTGCCGACTACCTTAGGACCGAAGTTATCGACGGCAAGGATAATTTTTACTACGTGATCAACGGCGTGCCGTACCCTCTCATTCAGGAAACGCTTGCTGAGTACAATTGGCAGGTGCAAACGCCCGGCTTTCAGTCGTACCCTTACAATTACGCGACCAACCTCGACACGTCTCCCCCGCAGCTTTTCGTGTGGCCGCCCGCGAGCGGCAGCTACAACTCGTTTTTGAATTACTTCAGCCTCATGCCGGATATTGCGACGCCTGAGACGTCGAACACCGTGCCGTGGTTCCCCAACACGCAATTCCTTATTCGTTCTCTTGCCGGGCGTCTCATGGGCCTCACGGGGGACGACCGACAGACCGCCTATTTGGGGGATGGCGAGCAGTTCCCCCTCGGGGCTGGCACGCTGCTCAAGTCGTATCTCATGAACGCCAAGGATCGCGAGGGCGCTGTAGCTACGGTCGGTCTGGACCGCCGACGCTTCGGTCGCGCATTCGATCGACTGAAGAACACGAAGCAGATCGGGTGGTAGGCATGTGGAGAGTTCTTACCCTCATCTGTCTTCTTATGGTCGGTCCTGCGTTCGCGCAGACGGGTTCTCCAAAAACTCCCACGGCTCTTAACACAGAGATCAATTCCCTTTTTGCGGACAACACCACGGGTCTGATAACGCCTTTCGATGTCAGGCAGGTGGCGCTTGATCAAGTTTCCAGCTTCGGGAATACGTCTGTTGCCAATACATGGGCGGCGCTGCAGACGTTTTCAGCGGGGACTATCGTTTCGGGGCCAGCCACATTCAATGGGTTGTCCAGCTTCGCAGGACAGATCGTATCCACCTTCGGTACGCCCTCGATCTCGAACGGTGCGTGCGGAGCCGGTGCGAATGGATCGGTAGCCGGCACTAACCAGTCCGGCGCTGTGACCATAGGCGCCGCGGCAACTACGACGTGCACCATAACTTTTTCAACGACGATAACGCCTCCTAACGCCTGCGTACTTTTCCCCGGCAACGCGGCTGCGGCGGCGACCGGGACGACGGTGGCGTGGGTTGGTGCGCCTAGCGCAAACACATGGGTTTTGAATGGGGCAGCGCTGGCCAACACCATCTATCGGTACATATGTCTGTAGGAGACCATGGCGCTTCCTGGGAACCCGATCGTATGGAGCCCGCACACCGCGGCTGACACGTTGGACGCGTCGTCCAGTCGTCCCGGAACTATGTCCGCTCTGCAGAATTTGATCCCCGACCCCACGACACGCGACTTGTGGCAGTGCAGGCCGGCGGCCATCCCTCTCACCAATCTTAATAGCCACGCATTCTCGTCTGGCTTCTCAAGCGGCTTTGGCGGGATATTTGCTGGGCAGGCCGGTTTCATCTCCGCGCTGCTCAACATCGGCACCCGTATTTACGGAATGGTGGCGACGCAGCTCAACCCAGGGCACGACCAGCCATTCTGCTATGACGTGGTGACGCAGCAGTTCATTCCGATAACGGGAATAACCGCTGCCAATACTCCCGTGAGCCCGCCAACAGTAGGACCGTGGGCGCCGCCTTCCATGGCGCTGGTGGGCGGAAAGATCATTGTGGCGCATCCGGGTTTCACGCAGGGCAACGGGTTCTTTGGGGTGATCAATGTCACCAATCCATTCGCACTTACGTGGACGTCGCAGAACACTACGGGCACGCCGCTGATCTTTCCGCCTACGTGGGTGGCCAATTTCAACGGGCGATGTTTTTTCCTCGTGAACCCGCCGACTGTTCAGCCGGCGGCGTACATGTCGGACAGCCTCAATGCCACGTCGATCACCAACGCAAACCAAATTCTCACATTCGGGGACAACACGCCGATCACGGTTGCCGCGGGGCTGGCGCTGAACAACCAGCTGGGAGGCATCATTCAGGCGTTAATGGTTTTCAAGGGTGTGAGCAACATCTTTCAAGTCACGGGCGACTATGCGCTGGGAAATTTGGCGGTCAACTCGCTCAACGTCGCGACCGGCACGATGTCGCCTAATTCGGTGGTGTCTAGTGAGAAGGGGCTGGTGTTCGTCGCGCCGGACGGCGTTCGGCTGATCGATTTCACGGCTGTGATCAGCGATCCTATCGGAAAGGATGGCGACGGGATCACCGTTCCGTTCATATTTTCGCAGACGCCGTCTCGCGTCAGCGGCATGTTCAACAGCGGCATTTACCGTGTGCAGATACAGAACAGCATCGTGCCCGGTGCTCCGCAACAGGAATGGTGGTACGACTTCGTTCGAGACCTGTGGTCCGGCCCGCACACGACCAAAGTGTCTTTGGGGGTGCCATACCAGAACACTTTCATCATCACGCGGCAGGGGTCTAACGGAATACTTTATCAAAGCGATCAGGTGCAGTCGAACACCAGCACATTCGTTGAGGACGGAGCGCCGATGTCCTTCATATGGGGCACGGCGATGCTTCCCGACACGGACCAGATGTCCGAATGTGCAATGGTCGAGAGCACTATTTACATGCAGCTTGCTACGGGGCTTAACGTGACTGTCTCGGCTGTTACGCCTGACGGGACAGTGCTGGACAGTGTTAACGTGACGGGACACGGCACGCCGACGTTGTGGGGACAATTTGTGTGGGGCCAAGGCATATGGTACGGGTCGCAGGTCGATGCTGGGGGCAGCAACGCTCTCTACCCCCGCCGTCTCGCATGGCATGCCCCCCTTGTCTTCAGAAGGGTTGCCATCGTCATGTTGGGATCGTGCGTGCCGGGGCTTAAGATTGGACGCACGCATCTCAAGTATCAGGTTTTGGGATATCTTCAGGAAGATTTGGACCCGTCACTCAGCGGCGGCGGGTTGTTCACGCTGGACCACAGCGCTTTAGGAGGCCCGGATGTCTTGGGGTAGGTATGCTGCAGTAGCAGCCGTTCTCCTGGGGACTGCGGCTTATTCGCAGACGCCGACAACTTTTGTTCCCGGGCAGGTGCTGACAGCGGCGGAGATCAATACAGCTTTTGGCTCCAAGCTGGATAATAACTCGGGATTGTGGACCACGACGCAGACGTTTCAGCCGGCTTCGGGGAAAGGGATCGTCGTCAACGGGCTGAGCAGTGCACCCGGCACGGTGCCGGCAGTGGATATCACCAAGGGGCTGAATTCCGGTACGGGCGTGGCGATCCGTTCGGGCGACACGCAGGGTAAGCTGCTCAGCATATTCGGCCCCGCCAGCATCAATCAGAATATTAATCCGCCGCAGTATTTCGATGCTGGCGGATTTCATTCGTTGCTGTCTTTGACAGTGAGTGGCGTGTCGTCCGGTACGGGCGATAGCTTCAACGTAACGAACCCCACCAACGACGCCTATATGATCGGCATCTTTGCCGACGTGGCGAAGGCGGCGCAGTTCCGGTGTCCGTTCGGGCAAACCTTTGCCGGCGGATCGGCCGTGTTGTCGATGGTGGGAACGACGCCAGCGAATGTGGCGTCCTATGTTGGTGCCGATCTTTGTGACGGTACGCGTGCGTTCGGCTCCAAGTCTAATACGTCCTTCGCAGGGATGGACGCTTTTCTCGGCTACGGCGGGACGGCAACCCTTCACGTCGGCGGCTTCGACGTTCCAAATCCAGTCGCACAGTCGTTAGGCTCCTACAATGTTGCGGGGCCGCTTTCTAACAACACGCAGTTCTTGGCCGGCAAGGTTTTCCACTTCACTGGCGGAATTCCCGCAGGCGTTAACATCGGCGATCCTGTCGTTGACCTTACCAACCCTGCGTTTCCCGCCGGCACGGTCGTCACGGCGATCGACCGCATCGGCAACACGGTTACGACCAACAATTTCGGCAACCCCTACCAGGGTGACGTTTTCACCTTCAACGGTGTCAACAATTCGACCATGACCAATCAGCTCGGCAGCACCAATCTAGCTGTCGGCAATTTGATTGATGGCGTGGTGGCGGGGATCGGTCAGCTTGTAGCTGACACGTCTAACCCAACAGCCATCCCTGGGGCGACGACTGTCACCACAATTACCCCTAACGTGTTCCTTGGGTTCTCGCTGATCACCGTCAGCAACCCGATTGACGGAGTGCTGTTCAACACGGCGGCGGGCGGACATGACACGCTCACCTACTCGATTGCTAATACGGCAGCGGCAGATATGTCGTGGACCGCGGGGCAGGGGACCGGTACGGGAGCAGGCGGCAAGCATTTGTTCAAGGCGGCGCCAGCTGGTGGTTCTGGCTCGTCGCAGAACGCGTTGGTCACCTATATCACCGTCGACCCCGCGGGGGCGCCCGAGGTACAAGTCGCGAAGGGGCTTAAAGCGGGCTTCTACGCGTCCGCAGCGCCCAACACGCAGACCGGGGCAACATACGTTGTCGCCGCCACCGACACCGATATCATCGCCAATCGTGCGGGCACCGTCACTTTGACCTTGCCGGCAGCGGCGAGTTTCGTGGGCCGCGTCATCCGGGTGAAGACAATCCAGAACCAGACCGTTGTCAGCGACGCTTCTAATGTGGCGCCGTTGACAAGCGCAACGCCCGGCACGGCGATCCTCGCCGGTACGGCAGGCAAGTGGGCGGATTTGAAGAGCGACGGGTCCAACTGGATTACCATGGCAGGAAACTGAGATGAAAAAAATTCTAACCGGGCTTCTTTTCTCGCTGTGGACCACGATAGCTAGTGCAGGCGTCCCCTGCACGCTGCCGTTCAACCTGCTCAACAACACGATCGCTGACGCGACGCAGGTGATGGCGAATTACAACGCGCTTGTCACCTGCTTGACGAACGCGGCTGCGGCGGGGAACAACAACGATATCACGGCGCTGCTCGCGCTGACGACACCAATCTCTCCCGGGGCTGGGGGATCGACGATCTATGTAGGCGGGACGTCCACCGGCCTTCCTAACGCGCAGATCGTCGCCTCTCCCGTTCCCAGCGGGTTCACCCTTGCAGCAGGGCGGGCCATTGTTTTCACCGCCGGTTTCACCAACACGGCAGCGCTCACGCTCGCTGTGAACGGCACAACGGCGTCCAATCTGTACAGGCAAACGCCGTCCGGCCCGCAAGCCATGACGGGTGGAGAAGTCGTCTCGGGGCAGCTGATCGTCGCAGTCTACGATGGCACGCAGTTCGAGATGATAAGCAACGGGCCGCAGTTCGGCGGCTTCGGGCCGCAGTCCAGCCTCGCCTCTGCGCCAGTAACCGATCTGGGAACGATCGGCTCGCATGACGTCATAGTCACGGGGAACGCCGCTATCACGAGCTTTGGCGCGTCGGCTAATCTGGCTTTCCCGATGTACTTCGTCGGCTTCAGCGGCGCGCCTACGATCACTTTCAACAACACAAACTGCGCGACGACGGGCGGCTGTATCATCACTCCCGGGAATGCAAACATAAACGCCGCGTCAGGTGACACGGCATGGCTTCTCTATCTCGGGAACGGCTCTAGCGGGGCCGGCAACTGGCAGGTTCTCTTCTATCAGCGTGTCAACGGAGCCTCGCTGTCCAATCCTGTGCCGCAGTGCGGCTTCAGCGGCCTTACTATCTCGCCGGCCACGACAGTGACGGTGTCGTGGGCGTGGAATAGCGCAACGCTCAACACCAGCTCTAATGTGACTTTTTTCAGCGGAGCCAACAGCGGCACGCTGAACATCTCGAACGTCGGAGTGGTCAACGGTCTCGACAGCGGCACGGTCGCCAACAACACGTTCTATTATTTGTGGGGAATATCCAACGGGACGACCACTGGGCTGCTCGCGACGGTGAACGTGCCCCCGGCTCTTCCGTCGCCACCCAGCGGCTACAGTTACGCCTGCTATGCGGGTGCGGTGAAGACGGGCGGCGCGGCAACCTTTTTTGGCACGCAGCAGGTGGGCAACCTCACGGTCTATAAACTCAACGGCCTCCTGCTTACGGCCAATCTTCCGCTCATCGCGTCGGGTAATCAGGGCGCGGCCTGCACTGGTGCAATTACTTGGGCACCTTTCACCGTTCGGGGCAGCTCTGGCGTAGCGGTATGGATGCCTGCAACCGCCTCGGTCGGCAACTTCATCTCGAACAGTGCGGGCGGCGGCGGGGGTATCGCTCTGGCGCCCAACGGCAGCTACACGAACACAAACACATATTGGGCGCACCCTAACGTGCAATCGTCGCCAGTAGCGATCGAATTTGAAGCAAACACGATCCAGTATTGCAGCACGGCCGTCAGCGGCGCGTCGCTGTGGGCCTTGGGTTGGAAGGATACCGTTAACGCCAATTGAAATCCTGTGCACCTGTGGTAGAAAGGTCGAACCGAACAGGAGGGTAGGTCCATGAAGCGTCGCAATATCGTTATGGTCGCGGGCGCGGCGCTTATCGCGTCGGTACTGGCCGCCGTTGGGGCAAACGTTCCGCTTTTGACGGGTCCGTGGGAGGCAAGCCAAGGGCAGGCCGTCATCAACGGCGTGATCAACCAGATCAATTCTGGCATCACCTACAGTTCGATGGGCAATTTCGGCACGCCGCGCAATTGGCTCGACAACGGCGCGCTCGAAATCACCCAGCGCGGCACGGGCGTCATCACCTGTGCGGCAAACGCGGGCATCACGTCGGCGGCTTACGGCGCTGATCGCTGGGGCTGTCAGGCGAACGTCGCAGTCGGCGCCGGTCGGCAGCAGGTGATCACGGCGACCCCAACCCCGCCGCAAGGCTTCACCAACGCACAGACGCTCTTCCGCACGTCGGGCGCGCTGACGCAGCCGATCTGCACCTGGCAGGAAATCCCGACTGTTGACGTCAAGAAGCTGCAAGGCCAGCAGGTGCTGCTCTCGGTCTACATGCAGGCCCTCGCCGGCATGCTCGCCGACAACGGCGCGATCGCTAACATGGTGATCATCACGGGAACGGGCAGCGACGAAGGCTTCGGCACGCCGACTGCATCGCCTGCGATCACGCCTGCGTGGACGGGCATCGCCACGCTGGTCAACACGGCAACTCCCGCGCTCTCTTCGTCTGCGTGGTCGCGTAACCAGACCACGGCACTCGTTGCGTCGACCGTCACGGAAATGGCGGTGGGCTTCTGCTTCACCCCGACCGCGACGGGCGCGGGTGCGACGGACGGCTTCGCGTGGACCGGCGCGCAGCTTGAAATCATTCCTTCTGGATCGGCCGCAACACCCTCGACTTTCGAGTTCCGCGACGACAAGTCAGAGCTTCTGAAGGCGCAGCGGTACTTCTACCGGATCAGCGAGACTGCGACCACGGTCGGTCGCGCCATGTGCATCGCGTCGACTACGTCGGCCCTGAAGTGCCAGATCAACACGCCGGTGATCATGTTCAAGGTCCCGACGATGACCTACACCACGGGTTTCGCGGGGTGCACGACCACGGCTTGTACGGCGGTCACCGCCTGTACGTCGCTCGCTACCGACGCGACCTTCACCCCGGCCTCGACGCAGGGCGTGGCAGTCGTGTGCGGCTCGGCGGCGGGCTTCGCCGCGGCGGGTTCGGCGGCGATCCTGTCCGACAATTCGGGCGCTGGCGTGATCAACTTCTCGGCGGACTTCTGACGGGGCAACGCTCGTGACCCTGTCTGGACCGCGGCGGCCCGGACTGCGGAGAAGAAATCCGGGCAACAATTCAGGAGGCCGGCATGGCTGAAAAAGGCGGTGGAATGCTCAAGGGTCTGAAGAACATGAGTCCTTCGTGCGAGGACAAGTCGACGAAGATGCCTCCGGGGAAGAACGTCGATGCTGAAGCGACGCGCAGCGAGATCGCGCCGAACATCATCCCCGACCAGTCCGGCCGGGTTGCTTAAGTGGCCAGCTGGCTCGACAGCCTCATTCCTTCGGGTGGCGTTCAAGGCGGCGCCAACCCGTACACCTATGCGGGCTATGCCGGGTCGGACGCCTACAACTCGATCCAGGGGTTGAGCAAGTACAATCTCGGCGGACAGAACCTCGGGCAGTACGAGAACCTGACGCAGCAGGGCATTAACAACCCGTGGGCGCAGCAATACCAGCAGGGCGCGGGTGTTGCCGGGCAGATGGGCCAACAGGCCGGAATGGGCACCTTCGGTCTCGGCGGGCAGGTGCAGGGTGCTGGTGCGGGCCTGCTGCCGGACGTGCAGTCCCTGATTGCCATGGGTTTCGACCCGCAGAACGCGCTCTATCACCGCACGCAGCAACAAGTGGCCGATCAGGCGAACGCGCAGGCCGCGGCGAGCGGCGTCGGCGGCACACCTTACGGGCAGGGGGTGGAGGGTCAGACCCTCTCTAATTTCAACATCGATTGGCAGAACCAGCAACTGCAGCGCGCCGCGATGGGTGCCGGCGCCGCGGGTAATCTGTATGGGCAGGCTGTGGGCGGCATCGGCGCGGGGACGAACCTGCAGAACGCTGGCATCGGCCAGTTCATGCAGGGGTCGGCGCAGCCATACCAGACTTTCGCCGGCATCAACCAGAACCAGCTCGGGTTGCTCAATCAGGCGAACCAGTACGGGCAGGGCGCGGCGGCGATCCCGCAGATGCAGGCCCAGGATTACATGAACTATCTGCAGCAGGCCGGGCAGTTCCAGAACCAGCAGTACCAGCTGAACCTTAATAAGGCCGGTCAGGAGTTCAACCAAGCACAGGGGATCGGGCAGGACCTTGGTCAAGCGTTCGGCGGTGGTATGGGCATGATGGGCGGCTTCGGCGGTGGGTTTGGCGGTGGGTTTGGCGGCAGTCCCTTCGGCGGCGGCTGGGGTGCGTTCAACGGTGGCGGTTTTGGGGGCTACGGCGGCAACTTCCCAGGCTATACGCCTTCGGCGATGTACAACCCGTATTATCAAGGGCAGCAGTAAATGTCGGGCCTTGGCGCCATGCTGGCGGCGCTTGGTGGGGCGGCCCCGGGCGCCTACCAGACGGCGCGCCGCAAGCAGCAAGAGATCACTGAGGCCGATACCGATGCGCTGTCGCAGGCTGCGATGGGCAACGCGCTTAAGCTATTTGGGCAGGGTGGCGGCCCGCAGGGGCCGGGCGCGCAGGGCGGGATGCCCATGCCACCCCAAGGCCCCCCGCCACAGCCGCCTTCTCCCGGGCAGCCTCCCCCTCCGCCCGGTCCTCCGCAGGGACCGCCGCCGGGACCGGGAAACGGGCCGCCGGGAGGTTTCCCTCCGCCGGGCGGACCGCCGCAGGGTATCCCGCCTTGGGCTGCTGGCGGCCTCCCTGGCGCGCCTCCCGTGCCGCCTATGCGGCAGCAGCCGCAACTCATGGGCGCCGGCCAGCCGCAGATGGGTGGCGGGCCGATGGCGCAACCCCCAGGCCCGCCGCGGCCACAACCACCGATGCCGCCCCAACCCCCCGGCATGGGCGGCGGTGCGCCCCCCGGCGCAGGTTCTGGTCCTTCAGGCGCCGGGGGGATGCCGGTTCAACAGGTTCCCGGGGGGCCGCCCGGCGGGTTCGACTGGCGCCAGATGATCAAACAGGTGTTCGACGCCAATCCGGGGATCGACCCGAAGGTGGCGGCCGGCGCCGTGACCAAGATGCTGCCGTTCATGACCATGGCGTCGCGGCAAGAGTGGTTGATGGCGCACAACCAGTTATTGCAGCAGCAACTCGAAGCCAACACTTTTGCCAAATTGCGCGGGCAGGATATCGGCCTTGAGAAGACGCGCGAGGGGATCGAGAGCCGTGAAGGGATCGCGGGAGAGAACCGTGCGAGCCGCGAGCAGATGCAGACCGAACGGCTGCGCGGCGCGCTGCAGCGCACGCAGGTGTCGACAGACGGCAAGATGGCGATTGCGCAGTTCAACGCGCAGAACAAGGCGGAACTTGCCGATCTTATCGAGCAGAAAAAGGATATCCGCGCCAACGCGTCCAACGAGCTAAAACGCGAACTTGCCACCCTGAAGGGTCAAGACATTATGGCGCTTCAGAAGCTCAAGGGCGAGCAAGCAGAGCAGCGCCAGACGGAGCGGATTACGGCGCAGGGCGAGCGACAAGACAAAACGATTGCAGCCCAAGGTGAACGGCAGGATAAAGCCCTGAGCGCCGCGCAAACTCGCGTGGAAACACAGCAGGCAGGGGCCGATAGGCGCGCCGCACTGCGCAGAGCTGGAAATCCCTTTGCGCAACTCGGGCCGGACGGCAAATATGAGATGAAGCCGGAAGATATGGACAAGGCGATTGCCATTTCGCGCTACCAGGCCCGGCCGCTCAATTCGTCTGCTGACAATCGTAACCCACAGTCGCAGGCCATCATGGCGGCGGCTCGTAAGATCGCGCCTGACTTCAATGAAGGTGGTTATGGGCTAAGCAACACGACTGAAGCGCAGTTTGAGAAGGGTGCGCAGGGCAACACTATTCGATCGATCGGCGTCGCACAGCGCCATCTCGACACGCTGGTAGAGTTGACTGACGCTCTGGACAACAACAATCTTACTTTGGCGAACAGGGTGGCTAACGCTTGGGGCAAGGCGTTTGGCGCTACGATCCCCGCTGATCTAGAGGCAGCCAAGCAGGTGATCGCGGCGGAAGTGATTAAGGCTGTGTCGGCGTCGGGCGGCGGTGTCAAGGAACGCCTTGAAATGGCGCACACGCTTGATCCGCTTTCATTGACGGGGGAGCAGTCCCGAGAGGTCGCCAATACATTTCGTAACTTGCTCGACGGACAGATCAAGGGCTTTAGGGCGCAGTGGAAGTCGACCCCGCGCAATCAGGGAAAGAGTGACGCTGACTTCGACAAGCAATTCGGGATTGAAAAGCGGGGCGACAGCGCTGACGGCGCAGGTGCTAAGGATACGGGCGGCTGGAAAATTGAGAAAATCAATCCGCAGCAGGCACCAAAACTAGGGGGCTGATATGCCCGAATTTATGGTGACATCGCCCAAAGGCGAGCGGTTTAAGATCACCGCCCCCGAAGGCACGACAGAAGATCAGGCCCTTGCGCATTTCCGTGAACAGATGCAGGGTGACGGGCCGAAAGCGACCACTGCGCGCGGCGTGAAAAAGCCGGTTAATACTGGTTCGTTGAATAGCGCCGCTGACTTCTTCAAGTCCATCCCTCAAGGTGTCGTTCGCGGCGCCACGTCGGCCGCCTCTGCGCTAGGTCAAGCGGAGGAAGGGCTTGCCACCGGTGGCGCCAAGCAGACAGTCCCGGGCGCCGAAGAGAGCGCCAAGTTGGCCGGCGTCGACAGACTTCCACAACCCCAAGGCATGGCTGGCCGCTTCGGCGGAGCGCTAGGGGAGGCGATCGGCAACCCAACGAGCTACCTAGGCCCTCCGGGTGGTCGCGCTCTCGCCATGCTTGGCGCCGCTCTAGGCGGACAGGCCGGTGCGGAGACGGGCATCCCGGGCGCGTCGTTTGTCGGTGGCATGGCAGGCGGCGCGGCCGCAGCCAAGGCACCCACACTCGCGCGCACCGCCGGTCGCGGCATGTTCCCCATGGGCGAGCAGAACGCTGTCCGCGACGCCGCGGCCAAGACGCTGGAAAGTCTGGGGGTAAAGCCTACGGCTGGCGACATTACCGGCAGTCCAGCGCTGCGCGAGGCGGAGCGGATGGGCGCGCAGCCGGCCAAGATGCTTGCCGAAAAGCAGTTGACCGAGAAGGCGGCGGACTTCATGGGCGAACGGGCTGATCGCATCGGGCCGGAAGTCATGAACCGCGCCCGGGACCGGATCAAGGCTGATTTTGAGCGGTCGACCAAGGCGCTAACGATACGGGAAAACCCGGAGCTATTCCAGAAGGCTACGGAGCTGCGCAATCAGGCAGCCAACATCTTGGGCGAAGAGAACTACAAGAAGGTCGCCAAGCTGATCGACGACATTATGCCCCAGGAGCGCGGCGAGCGCTGGTTCATCAACAAAGCAACTGGCCAGCTTGAGATGAAGGGCGAGAGTTACGCCGAGTTGACCAAGTACAAATCAGAGCTTGGGCGTGCCATGCGTGACGCTAACCCGGACGTGGCACACTACGCGAAGCAGGTGCGGCAGCTGATCGATAAAGCCCTTGAGAAAAGCGTACGGTCGCCGGGAGAGCAACAGGCATTTGCCGCCCTCAAGAAAGCCCGCTCGCAATACCGTGCGCGCCTGATCCTGCAAGACAGCCTCGCGGACCCTAAAGAGGCCGCACGTCTTGGCCGGGTAGACCCCGCCAAGTTCTACGCGGCTGTCGAGAAGCACGGCGGCGACCCCATGGCGAGCGGCAACGACATGGACAAGCTGGCTTACGCCGCGCGCAGCATCATGTCACCGATGAAAGAGGCCAGCGCGTTCTCCGGGGCGCACGAGGCAGGCAGCGCGCGAGGCATGGCGAGGCACGCGGGCGCTGCTGCAGGCGCGACTATGGTGGGCGGTGCGGCAGGGTTCGCGCTAGGCGGCGGTCCCGTTGGGGGCGCGATCGGCAGCGCTGCCGGCCTCGCGGCGGGTATCGCTGCGCCGCGAGCCGTGGGCGCCGTGGTCAACCACCCGCGTGTTCAGTCCTATCTCAAGAACCGCGATCGCATCGATGCCGCCCGCGAGGCCAAGGCGGCGCGTGCTTCTGCAGGGGAACGACTTGCTCGCGCGACACAACGCGGTATGGTTGGGAAGAGTGCTGCACAGGAGAAGCGCAAGCGTGGCGCCATCTATCAGGGGGAGTAAGGACCAATGGACTTCAAGATCGAGTTGAGCACCATCTGGTTTTTTAACGAGAAAGATAAAATAGTGTTTGGCATGAAGTGGTATGGCGACGATCGCTGGGGCGTGCAGGGCACTCCGCAGGAGAACACCCCGGAAGGCCGCGCCAAGAGCATGTCAGACGCTTTCGCCGAGATGCAGAAGAGACTGCTGGATGTCGACAAACGCCCCAAAGGATGACCTGTGCGCCTGCTTATCGTCGATCCTCAAGGGAACGGTCTCGACTTTGCGCTTCGAGCTGCGCGCGCTGGTCATGACGTCCGTCTCGCCATCCGACAGACCGAGAAAACGCGGTTCATTGGGCGTGGTCTGGTGCAGATCGTCGAGTACGAGAAGTGGGTCCGGTGGGCCGATCTCGTCTTCTGCACCGACAACACCAAGTACACCTTCGACTTGGACCAGCGATGGCGCCCTCAAGGTGTCAAGATCGTGGGGGCAGGCATCGAGACGGCTAAGTGGGAAATAGACCGTGTCGTTGGAATGCAGAAATTCAAGAAGGCCGGCGTTGCGGTCCCGCCTTATCGGGAATTCACGGATTACGACAAGGCAATCTCTTACGTCAAGAAAGAGGATCGCCGCTTTGTGTCAAAGCCTTGTGGCGAGGTCGAGGACAAAGCGCTCAGCTACTGCGCCAAGACACCGGCTGACATGGTTTACATGCTTCAGCGATGGAAGAAGCTCGGGAAGCACAAAGCCGCGTTCATCCTGCAGGAGTTTATACCTGGGACTGAGATGGCGGTCGGGGGATGGTTTGGTCCACACGGGTTTAATGCGGGCTGGTGTGAGAACTTCGAGTTTAAAAAGCTTATGGCAGATGACATGGGACCGGCGACAGGGGAGCAGGGCACTGTTCTTCGCTATGTCGCAGCATCTAAGCTGGCCCAGCGGGTTCTTGCCCCCCTTTCTGCCCAACTGGCGCAATCCCGATACGTAGGCTATGTTGACGTTAACTGCATCATTGACGACGACGGCAACCCGTGGCCGCTCGAATTCACGATGCGTCCGGGCTGGCCGACGTTCAACATTCAGCAGCCCCTGCACGAAGGCGACCCTGTCGAATGGCTGATGGACTTGCACCAAGGGAAGGATGCCAAGACGTTCACGATGGACACCGTGGCGGCTGGCGTGGTGCTCTCAATTCCCGATTATCCGTACAGTCATTTGACACGGAAGGAAGTGGTGGGCATCCCGATCTATACGGAGAGCTGGGACAACTTGCACCCGTGCGAGTGCATGATGGGGCAGGGTCCCGACATGGTCAACGGGACGATCGTGGACAGGCCGATGATGGTCACGGCGGGGGACTACGTGCTGGTGGCGACGGCGACGGGGGAGGACGTGCTGTCGACCACGAAGTCCGTCTACCGGACCTTGAAGGACTTAAGTCTGCCAAACTCCCCGATGTACCGCACGGATATTGGGAAACGGCTTCGCAAACAATTGCCGCAACTGCAGACGAACGGGTTCGCGAAGTCGTTGGCGTACTCGACGGCTCAACAGCCCTCGAAAGGCTGACGAACCGGGCGATCGACGAAGCGCAGGTCATCCTCGATCTCGACAACGACACGGACCCCGACACGATCAACGGCACGGTTCTGCGCGCCAAGACGGCGATCGTGGCGAATGCACTGAGCACTCAAGCAAAAGTAGATGAGGCGAGGCTTAGAAGGGCTGCTGTGGATCGGCTTCCGGAAATTCTGAAAATCGTCAGCGAGGTTCAAAAGAAGCTGCCGCCACCGGGGGTTATCGATCTTGAGGCTGTCGAGATTGGTCTTGAGTGACCAGACGGTCGATCGCCGTCACCACTCCGCTCAACGCGGGGTGATCCCCGTCGAGCTCGATCGTCAAAGCCTGCGCCCCCACCAGCGACGTGCCGGCCGTCAGCGTGATCTTCCGCTTTGGATCGACCACCACGCCTGACTTCTGCAGCGTGCCGACGACGTCGCGCACCGATATCTGGTGCTTCAGGCACCACTCTCGGAACGACGTCTCGGCGATATAGAGCCGGCGCGTGGCGATTTCATAGCGCGCGCTGATCCGTGCGCGCGGCGTGTTGCCCATGATAGTCACCGGGTTAACGTTGCGGCCGGGGCGGAACTTGTCGGACACCGTCAGTATCTCGCCTTGGTAGGCGTTGAGGAAGTCGGCGAGGCGCGCCTGCGCCATCTCGGGGGCGGCGACGCTCGACACGGTGCCGGCGTTGGTCGGGTCTGCCAGCTCTTTCATGAGGTAGTCGCGGATTTTGTCTATGTCGAAATGGAGGATGTCGAGATGTCTGACAATGAGGCCGGCAACGAGAATACAGGTTACGGCGGCGACGCGGTATCGGTGGGCGTTGGAAAGTCTGGTGTCTGCCCATATCTGCGTATGCAGCTTATCGAGCATTGCTCGCACGTTTTTAAGCACGTCGGGCTGCACGATGTACTGCAGGAATTTGTCACCTGCCACACCGCAATTGTCTTCCAGGCGTCGCTTGAGATCAGCGCCGGTCTCTTTGTCGAAGTCAATCGACGGACACAGCATCTGCAGCACACGAAATCCCGGGGCATCCACGCCCAGCGTGTCGAGAAGTTCTAGCAGGTCATGGTTCGAATTGGACAGGAGCAGTGTGCACCACGTCGTCTCGACCTGCCGCGTACCGCCGTCTGCCGTGCCGCGCAGCCGGTCGCGGCCGTCGCTGAAGAGGTTGACGAACATGCGGACGACTTCGTGGTCCTTATTCCAAATTTCGTCGTAGCAGATCGGCACGTTGCACAGCGTACCCATGACGATCGGCTTCGAGACCTTGGTGTCGTCGTTCACCAGCATCATTGCTTTTTTCGTGCCCCACACCGACCAGGCACCGTCGAGAGCCCAAGACTTTCCAGCACCGGAAGTAGAGCTAAAAAGGTGGACGATGCAGCCTCCGTCGACATTGAGTAGAAGTCGCATGAGGGGCGCTGCGAACGAGGCAAGGACGCATATCCCAAGAGGGAGAGAGCTCTTACCAAAGAGCGCGTCTGCAGCTTCTGTCCAGACAACAAGGCTAGCATCAGGTCGACGTGGACCAAAATGGCCAGCTCTATTTTGGACTTCGTTTCCTCCTTGCACCGTGATCTTTCCCGCAGGCGTATAGAGGTATTTGCCGACGAAGAACTGTGTCTGGTTTGATTTCCATCCGAACTGGTCATAGCGGGTTCCTGTGGGTCGGTTCTGGTGAAATTCTGACACGGCGCCCCTCACATAAAGGAAGAACAGTTTGGTATCGTGGATCACGATGCCGCGCTTG